AGGATACTCTAAAATATTAGGGTTTACTAAGTTTGATGAAAATCAGATGTCAGGGTCTGGTGGCATACTAGGTGTGGCTATATTTCAAGATAAAGTTGTTGCAGCGCGAGGTGCAAATGTTGCAACAAGTTCAGGCTCTGGATGGACAAACTTTGTGACTAATCGCACTAGTGCAGAGCGGTACACCTTTACAGTATACAACTGGACAGGCACTGAAAAGATTGCGATGGCAGATGGAGTCAACGACGCAGCTATCTTTGACGGCAGCACATACACAGCGTTGACCGGAGGTGCAGGTTCAGGTTCAGGCACAAAACCTACAGCACCTGAAGTTGTCATAGAGCATAAGAACCACTTGTTTTTTGCTGGTATGACAAATAACAGGCAGTTATTACAGTTTAGTGCGCCATATAGCGAGAACGACTTTAGTGCCGCATCAGGTGCGGGTCAGATATCTATAGGAGATGAAATTGTTGGATTAGCTAGATTTAGAGAAACTTTAGTTATCTTCTGTAAAGACAGTATCTTTAGGCTAGCAGGGTCAAGTGTTTCTGATTTTGTTCTTCAACCTGTTACTAGAAACATAGGATGTCTGTCTCGATTTAGCATACAAGAGATAGGAGGTGATCTTATCTACCTTGCACCTGATGGGCTAAGAACTGTTGCGGGTACTGAAAAGATTGGAGACACAGAACTTGGAACAATTTCTAAACAGGTGCAGTCAAGGTTAAACGAATTATCTGCAGATCAACTCTCTAACGTATCGTCCCATGTAATAAGACGTAAGAGCCAGTATAGACTATACTACCCAACCACCTCTGGCACAGAGGCAAACTCTACAGGGCTAATGGCTGTTCTAAAGAGAAGCACAGATACGGGGCAGATTGGATGGGAGTATGCAGATTTAAAAGGTATAAAGCCTAAGTCTGCTACTCACGGTGATATATCGGATGATGAATTAGTTCTACATGGAGACTTCGATGGAGGTTACGTGTATAAGCAAGAATCCGGTAGCACATTTGATAGCACTAATATTGCCTGTATTTACAGAACCATTGATTACAATATGGGTGACGTAGGCATACGTAAAAATATGCAAAGAGTTGTTATAAACTATATCGGCACAGGCACAGTGTCATCTGTAGACATGAACCTTGAATACGACTACGGAGACATACTACTGCCAAGCCCTGCTTTGTATGACTTGTTAGACCCAGAAGGGTCAGCATTCTATGGCAGTGCTATCATGGGTACTGCAGAATATGATGCTGCAGTGTATACACCTCTATACAGACAGTCTGTAGAGGGTTCAGGATTTGCCATAGCTATAAAATTTTCAGACACAAGCACTAACCCTACATACACACTAAAAGGGTTTTCACTAGAATTTACACCGGGAGGTAGAATGTAATGGGTACAGGGTATACTAAAACTGATCCCACTAATTTTGTAGACGGAGAAACTATTCAGGCTTCTGACTTTACTACAGAATTTAACGCAATTGATGGTGCGTTTACAACGTCAGGTCACCAACACGATGGGACTGATGGAGAAGGTGGGGCAATAGAAAAGCTTCTTAGTAATGCTATAACATTTGGCACTGGGGCCGATACGGACATAGCCATAACCTTCAACGCTAACACATCAGACGGTGTGTTAACGTGGATGGAAGATGAAGATTACTTTCAGTTCTCTGATGACATTCTGCTAACTACCACAGAAAAGATACAGTTTGGAGATACTGCAAGCTTTATTCAGCAAAGCTCTGACGGTGTTCTGCGTATTGACGGCGAAGCAACAATTGATATGAACGCCTCTACTGCAGTCACAGTCAGCAATGATCTCAAGCTAGATAGTGACAGTGCAGTTCTTGGCTTTGGTTCTGACAACGATATCACTCTTACTCATGCAGCGGATACTAGTCTAACTCTTGGCGGTGCAGGAGGGACTACAGGATTAGTCATAAACAACACAGCCACTGATGGAGACCCCTTCTTGTCCTTTGCACTGTCTGGCACACAGACATTTACGATGGGCATAGATGATGGAGACAGTGACAAGTTTAAGATAGGCACCAGTGCAATAGGAACTAGCACCGCACTTACACTAGACTCTTCAGGTAACCTTGTAATTAGTGGTGACCTAACAGTCTCTGGTGATGATATTACGATGGGGACAAACACTTCAGGTAATCTACTTATTGCAGATGGTACAAACTTTAATTCTGTAGCCGTAGGCTCTCTGTCTGAAATATCTACTGTTGCAAACGATGACGTTTTCTTAGCTGTTGATACGTCAGGTGGTGGACTAAAGAAAATTCAGAGGTCTGCCGTAGTTGCAGGACTTGCTACTTCTAGTGCTATATCCAATGTTGTTGAAGATACGTCACCTCAGTTGGGCGGTGATTTGGATATGAATGGTCAAGATATTGTGACCACCTCAAACGCTGATCTAGAATTAGCCCCAAATGGCACGGGACATGTAACTGTTAGAGGTAACACTAACCAAGGCACTATTCAATTTAACTGTGAAAATAACTCTCATGGACAGCAAATAAAAGCTGCGCCTCACTCAGAAAGTGCTAATAATGTTTTAACTATACCAAGCTCGGGCGGTGACTCAACTTTGGTATCAGATGCTTCTACATCTACGCTAACAAATAAAACACTAACGACCCCTGTAATTAATGCGGGTGCTGATCTTAAAAATGGCGCAACAAGTGCTGGTTTTGTTAAATTTTTTGAGGACAGTGACAATGGCACAAACGCTGTCACTCTCATTGGCCCTGCATCTACAGCGGATGTAACAATAACTTTACCTGCAACTGCAGGAACAGTAGCTCTTACAGGGGCTAGTGTTACTGTACCAGATGACGGAACAGTTGGTTCTGCCTCTACAACTGATGCAATGACTATATCTTCTGCAGGTATTGTTACTTTTAAGGATGATATTGTTATTAAAGATGGCGGCACAATTGGTGTAGCTTCTACGGCTGATGCAATGACTGTTTCTTCCGCTGGTATCGTTACTTTTAAAGATGACATACTCATAAAAGACGGCGGTACAATCGGTGTGGCATCCGCTGCAGATGCTATGACTGTATCTTCTGCAGGTATCGTAACATTTAAAGACGATATACTTATCAAGGATGGTGGCACAATTGGTGTGGCGTCTGACGCAGATGTAATCACAATAGCATCAACAGGTGTAACCACGTTCTCAAAAGCAGTGGTTGGCAAATCAGACACAGACACTAGCAACTCAGGCAGTGTGACACTAGATTTTCAGGCTAATCAAAATTTTATTCTTACACTCACAGGTAACGTGACCTTGGCTAATCCAAGCACAGAGGCTGTTGGTCAAACAGGCGTTATTGTCTGCATACAAGACAGCACAGGATCACGCACGTTGAGCTTGGGAACAGATTACGAAACAGTAGGTGGTGCAGGTATTACTCTTAGCACCGCTGCAAACGCTGTTGACGTTATACCTTACTTTGTAAAAGCGTCTGGTAGTATACAACTTGGCGCACCACAATTGGCTTTTTCATAATGGTTTTATCTAATTCACAATGGTTGGCTAACGCTGGCGCTGTCTTTGAGATAGATCAGTCAATTCGTTTTAACGAAGATGACTCGGCTCATTTAGACCGCACACCCAGCAGCGAAAGTAATCGGAACACCTTTACTTTTTCTGTGTGGATCAAACGAGGGCGGTTGACAAGTCACGGCAATATTTTATCCGCTGGCTCAAATTCCAATGATTTTACCTTTTTGTCGTTTATCAACGATCAAATAGTTTTTGCTGATTGGAATGGCAGTTATGCTTGGCAACTTGTCTCTACCGCAGTTTTTCGAGACCCTGCAAGTTGGTACAATATCGTAGCAAAATATGACGACACACAATCTACTGCGTCAGACCGCGTGGAAATATATGTAAACGGTTCGAAACTTACTGCTTACGACACGGAAAGCTATCCAAGCCAAAACTATAACAACACTGAGATTAACAGTACAGATGAGCATACTATCGGGAAGCAAACGGCTGGGTCAGGAGCAAATGACCTGTTTGACGGCTATATGGCAGAGATTGTGCTGGTGGATGGCACTGCACTAGATGCAAGCAGTTTTGGCGAGACTAATTCTGACACCGGCCAATGGGTGCCGAAGGATGTTAGTGGCTTAACTTTTGGTACAAATGGCTTTCGCATTACCGGTGCCGACAGTTCTGACTTAGGTCAAGACTTCTCAGGCAACAATAACGACTTTGCAAGTTCGGGGTTAGCAGCCGCAGATCAGGTAACCGATAGCCCTACAAATAATTTTTGGACTTTAAATCCGCTAGATAGCGGAAGCACTTTGGCAAACGGCAATCTGCAAAATAAAGGCGGCAGCAGTACAAATACGCATGCGCCTGCTTTTCCGACAACGGGCAAATGGTACGTCGAAATTAATTGTACCGACATAAATACCGGAACCACAGGCGCACATTTCTTTGGCATTTGCGATGCGTCTGTAAACGCCAGCCAAAATTTTTCTGATCACGCAACCATAAGCGCCGGACAAGAACGCGGCGGTCAGTTAAAGAAAAACAATTCTAATAGCTCAACAGGCACAGCGGTAAATGATGGTAACGTCGTTGCGTTGGCTTTTGACGCAGACAATTTGACGCTCGATTTATTCGTAAATAACAGTCAATCAGGCAGTCAAATTACCGGCCTGACTGATGTTGAGTATAAGCTTTGGATACAAGACGGCGGTTCCGTCACTAATATGCAAGTTAACTTTGGGCAGACAGGCGGATTTACCTATACCCCGCCGACCGGGTTTATTGCACTCTCCACCACCAACCTACCAGACCCAACCATTGCAGATCCATCAGCGCATTTTCAAACTACAGTTTATACAGGTAATGGCACAGCCATTGGTAGTGGTGGTTTAGAAGTCAATCAATCTGGTAATTTGTCAACTTTTCAACCCGATTGGGTCTGGGCCAAAAATAGAACTACAGGTGGAAACGAAAATGTTCTTTATGATGCTGTAAGGGGTGTTACGAAGGTACTTTTCTCATCTACTGCTCAACAACAATTTACAGTTACAGAAGGCGTGACTTCTTTTGACTCAGATGGGTTTACTGTTGGTAACAGTGGTGAACTTAATACGAGCGGCAATAGCCATGTTGCTTGGCAATGGAAGGCTAACGGAAGCGGCAGCAGCAACTCTGATGGAAGTGTGACCTCTACAGTGAGTGCCAACACAACAGCAGGATTCTCTATCTGTAAATTTAATCCCGGTGGAAATGTTAACATGACTTTTGGGCATGGGCTTGGTGTAGCCCCTCGTTTAGTGATTGTTAAAAATCTAGAAGACGGAACTAATTGGCAAGTCTTACATCTTGACCAAGGTGTTGGAAACAAATTATTTTTAAACTCAACTAACGCTGCAACATCTGATGCAAATATGTGGCAAAATACAGCACCCACATCAACAGTTGTTTCAATGGGAACTGCACAAACAACTAATGAAGATGTAATTGCATATTGTTTTGCAGAAATACCGGGCTACTCAAAAATTTCTAAATTTGTTGGCAACGGCAATGCTGATGGTACTTTTGTCTTCACCGGATTTAGACCTGCATTTCTCGTAACCAAAAATATTAGTAGTAATGGTAATGCTTGGCCTATTGCTGATAATGAACGATCACCATTTAATTTAGCCAATGCTACTCTATTTACAAATTTTAATAATGCAGAAACAACTGGATATCAAGTTGATTTGTTAAGTAACGGATTTAAAGCAAGAACAACTGACAACGCTGTTAATAAAAGTGGAGACACTATTGTTTATTGGGCATTTGCTGAACAGCCTTTTAAAACAGCAAACGCAAGATAGGAGAATAAAATAATGTGGAAGTATAATGGCAAATCAATCTCAGTAGGAAAAGCATGGGTTGATGACAATGGCATTCAACATCCCGCTAATTGGCACATTTGGTCTGCATCTGACAAAGCTGCGGCTGGCCTTGTAGAGTTTGTAGAAGATACACCTCCAGATAGTCGTTTGTATTGGTGGTCGATGGATCATGAAGGCAAAATAACCAAGACAGCTAAATCTTTACCTGATGTTAATGTAGTAGATGAAAAAGGCGATCTTGTTCTTGATGAGAAAGGTAATCAGGCTGTTACCCGTGGAGTTAAGTATAATCTTAAACAAGAAGTAAAAAGCCAACAAGGTTCTCTGCTTAGTCAAACAGATTGGTATATTGTTCGTAAGGCAGATAAAGGCACGGCTATACCGAGTAATGTTCAAACATGGCGTGATGCTATTCGCACTAAAGCCACAGAGATGGAAACAGCGATTGACAACGCGGCAGATACAGATGCGATGGCTGCACTGTTTTTAACATATACAAACAATGAAGATGGTAGCCAAACAAAGTCCGGTATTCTTTATGATTGGCCTGAGCTAGAGGACTAATGAATGGACATATCTCTATTAGTTACCATAGGAGGTATGCTTGTATCTGTTGTATCTGCTGCAGCGATAGCTAAAAACCAAATAAAAAACATGATGGAGCATCTAGAGGATGCAGAGGGCCGCATTCGTAGCCTCGATGTCAGAGTAAATAAATTAGATGCTACAGTAGATACACTATCAAACAGAGTAAACGTGCTAGTTGGTATGATGAGTCCTGATATCGTAGAGCGCAGGACTAGAGAAATAGAACGTATAAAAGCAGAAATAGACTTTATAAAACAACAACTAAACAAATAAATATCTTGACTTTTTCTTCTAAATAAGGTATAATATTATGGACCTAAAGACACCTGAACAACTAAAAAATGCTACAGATACAGTAATAGCTACTAGTTTAGTATCTACACCTATTTGGTTGCAATGGGTGGAGCAGGGCCTTCAACTATTCATGTTAGTTGGTGGCTCTATTCTTTTGGCCTTTCGGCTATGGGCCATGATTAAAGAGAGAAAGAGCAAGAAAGATGGAACTTAATATTACAGAAAATCTAATGAAGGTACTGGTACGTCAGCGTGACGTTGCAATGACTAAGTGTGCAGAGCTAGAGGCAAAGCTAGTCACCGTTAGTCAGAAGCTAGCTGAGTACGAAAATAAAGAACAGGCCGAGGATTTGTTCACAAACAAGGAATAAAACATGGCAGAGGAAAATCAGACTGCTGACGAGCTACAGGCGGGTCAGTTCACTCCACAAGAGGCAACATCTACTCTTTTAACTGAGGTTACAGAGAAAGCTGATCTTGATGAGGCTGCACCTCCTGCGTTGCCAACGGGAACGGCTGTGCCTTTTCAAGAGCAACAGGTACAACAAGAAGAACTGTTTGCTCCTACACAGGTAGCCGCACCTCTAACAGAACCTGTTAAAGAAGCCTCTGTAACTGGATTAGAGTTACCCACACCGCCACGCACAGCGGCAGCTACGTATCAGTCGTTTGTATCCGAGGACACTCCAGAGTTTGCTGCAGCCCAAGGACAAGTATCTGCACAGTCTCTTATAGGTGACATTGAAGGTGCAGTATCTGAGGAGTCGATTGCACAGGGAGTAACTGCAGAGCTAGACGAGAAAGCCACACTCAAGTTTCAGATGGGTGAGCTATTTAAGTCGTTTGAAGAGGGTAAACCACCCCCTGCATGGGCAGCAC